CATTACGCATAATATATTCTCCTCAATTTTAATTAACGTTAAGATGATTTATGCAGAACGAAACCACAACGTTTCATGTTCTCAACGAGTACCTGATGGGCACCGTCAACGTTTATACTATAAACCGTATGCTGTAACGGCTTATGGTTCTGAGGAGGCGTAGTTTTCATCCAATAGCCATCATGAACGACAGGTTTAAACCAAGCCAAATCAAAGAAGTATATCGGGGTATAATCCGCACTATCAAGTGTATCTAGTGGAATAACCGGAATCTTATTAACACGTACAAGATTACCGTCATTAACAAGCATACCGCCCATAACTTCTTTACTGGTAGAAACATGATTATCGTCTTTATTATCTACCAAGTCCATCAAATCGAGCACTGTATCAGTACCGGCTATGGCACGATATTTTAAGGCCCGTTCTTTGATAAGCGGTGATTTCAAAAGAATCGGATATTTCATGTTGGTTTTAATCAATGCTTTACGCATAAGTTTGAGTAATGCATTATTAACACCAGTATACACGCCGCACCAGTTACGCCATTTTGCTTCAACAGAACTATCAATACCAGCACATACTGTGCTTGTAGTGGCGTTGCCGAAGGTCACTGTAGAACCATTAAAGTCACTGCCGGTATTCAACGTTCCTGTACTATCCAGAATACGTAAATAATATGGTAATGTAAACGGAGTAGTCTTGTCCGTCACACTAGCAGGGGCAGCAATCATGGTTTCTTCCATCAAATCAGCAAGGTCAATATACATCTGGTCTTTACGAGTCTGAACCAGATTAATATAACCTTTCGTAGAATTTTGCTGATTAACAATCTCCCATTCGTCCCAAGATGCATTAGCCGTAAGTTTGGCCCAATGCACATCAATAGTTTGAATAACATCTTTGGTCTTATATTCATCCGTATCAAATACACCGGAATATTTGGCGGTACCAGCGGTATCAAATGACACCTTACGCTGGATACTAGTACCACCATCTATAACTACATTATCCTGGTCAAACAGGGAACTCCAAAAATACTCATCGTGGTCGAGTACATACTGCAACTCTTGTTTTGGCAAATCTGCCAATGTAGTCGCCAATAGGTCCTCAATATCTTCAGGTCTGTAACCCATTTTTCAACTCCCTATTTAAAAACTTTTGCCAAGCGTGCAGAAGCATTAGATTCTACGTCCTTAGTAGATAAACCACCAGAATTAGAAGGTCTAGAACTACTAGAAGGTTTCAATGTTATGCTCTTTGCACGTTTTTTACTTTTAGACTTAATCTCATCACGAATAACTTGCTCACGCACTCCTGCTGTAGCCATCAAATGTGCCTTATCAAAAGCTTCACTTAACGTAAGAGTAAGCCCTCGCTGTTCAGCACCGGACAAAATATTACCAGCTTCCTCGACCAAATTCTGTCGATTAGTCATCTGGGCTATAGTAAGATTACTCCAGTCTTTATCAGCTTTTATAGTCTTACCATAAAATTCACCATAAACAACTATTTCAGGGTCGTTAAAGAAACTTTCAATCTGTTGGGCAGTTGCCTCATCTGCCGCCTTATCTGCTCTCGCCTGTGCTGTATCTACTCTTGTAGCTGAAGCGGATGATGCAGCAGCTTCTACAGAATCCAATTTAGCAACTACTGTTTCAAGCATCTTTTGCTGTTGCTCAAACAAACCAACAATCGGCTCATCTTCGCCATATTTATCTTTAAGTTGCCCAATATCAACTGGTTTAAATTCCGTTTTCTTAACTTCTGGCTTTTCTTCTGGCTTTTCCTCTTTCTTAGATGTTCTACCCAATTCAGCAAATTGCTTAGAAAGAGAATTTGTACTCTCCAACATCTTAGCACAAGTACGTTTTGCTAACCCAGGGTTTTCTTTGGCTAATTCGTTGACATCATCAACTTTCCAGCCATTATGAATGGCCGCCCTGATTTCGGCTTGCGTTAATTTAACATCATCGTCACCTGCCGTATCGTCACTATCAGGTTCATCCTTATCTGTCGAATCAGATTCAGACTTAGACTCCGAAGCTGGCTCAGAATCATCTTTCTGAGGGTCAGCTTCCGGTTCTTCATCTGGTTCCTCATCCGAGGTAGAATCAGGTTCCTCTTTTAATTCAGATTCCGGGGTAGATGCATGTTCATTAAATACCGCGTCTAATCTTTCTGCTGCGTTGCTTTCGATTTTCTCTTGTTGCTCTATTTCATTTGTTTTCGCCTCACTTGCTTCTTCTAATTGTTTGTCTGTTTTTTCTTCTGGCATAATTTTTTCTCCGAAAAGGGTAAGGACCACTATCAAGTAGTCGTTGCTTTTCTAGCGTTTTATTCTCTGTGGTTTTTTATCAAGACCAAAATGATTAGCATATCTCTGTTGTTCTTTTACTGATTTAAAACCCAAATTACCATTTGGTAACACATCAACATCCGGCCACTGCTTTCTATGCTCAGCGGCCTGTTCGGAATTAATACCCATACTTTCACTCACATGATAATAATCGCCGGTTTTCTGCCCACTATTACACATGTGTTTAATTTCACTTTCAACATCTCTATCAGCAATGCCACCACATTCGCATTCTTGTGACACATTCCTATTAGCAATACGAACAATTTCGCTAAATATTTTATTACATGCTGAACATTTATAACTATAACTCGGCATTTAGTTTCCCCCTTCGTATTATTGTAGTACCTACTAAATTGCCGTCCTCATATATATCATACATACATTGTGATTTAAACGGCACGCTATAATGGAGCATAGTCTGTACTCTACAATCTTTAACATGTATATCAGGCTGACATACACATTGTTCGTCGTGTCTATGTTTAATCCAGTCATCATGTGGTATTAGACTAATCATTTCTTAAATGTACTATGCAATTTAGAAGCTGTCTTAGCTTCCATAGCTGCTTTTTCAGCAGCCGCCGCTTGTTTTATAACTTCTTTTTTAACAGTATCATAAAAGCCTTTTCTTTTATCGTTAGGTATGGCTTGTGCCTTAATCAAAGTTCTCGCAGCTTCCTCAACGTCGTATCTGTCAAACCCATTTATTTTATCACGTGACATAACGCTTTCTCCGTTCATCATACTAAGCCCTGGCTAAGACTCTGACCTTGTGCAGCCCCGCTTTGCACCTGTGCATTAACATCTTGCTGAGGAGTCTGCACAGGACGTGCCATAGGACTGCCATTATTCTGCTGGACACCGGCAACCGATGTACTAGCCTTACCCGGATTCTGTGGCCCAAGTTGCATCATAATTTCAACTTGCTGTTGCCAATTAGGGTCATTAAACATATCTTCAACAATATCCTGTATGCCCATCTCAAAAGCAACCTTAGTTAAATAAGCTTCGAGATTAAATTGTCTGCCGGTCTGTGCCATAATCTGTGCAGTAGTAGCAGCATTTGGTATAATACTAGTACAAAACATCTCTATTCGTTTTGACCGTACCATTGGGTCCATAGGTGTCATCGACCTAGCTACAATTTTGAATGTAAATTTTAAGAAATCACCTTGTCTTTGTTCCGGTGTTAACATTAATTGAACCTGTTCACCACCAGTAGAACGCTTAGTTAATGGTAACTTAATAAACGGGTCAGTATGTAAATACCACGCTATTCTACGCTGTATCTCACTAGTATTACCATATACCATGCCTCTCATATCTTCTAAACCCACACCGGCATTACCCTGCATAGTCATAGTTTTAGTAGCTGTTTCTTTACCGCTACCACCGGATGAACCTGGATTAGCAGCTATAAAATCTGGATTACCAGACATATAATTAACCCAAAATTGAATAATTGATAAGGCCTCCGTATTCCTCGGATTCTGGCCCCCGATAGAAACAAGATTAATTCCCTTCGGGTCAGTAGACGGAATCCAATCGCCTGTTTTTGCTTCCTGAATATCGTCTACTTCGTCGGACTGTGCCGGATTATATAAACCTATGTCTTTTTGTTGTCTTATCTGTTCAAGTTCTTTATTAAACACTTCATTAGCTGCTTTAGCAAGGTCATAATACACACTAACTGGTGCTACCGGGAATGGATTTTGGTCCACAGGTTGAGAAAACGATAAAAATACATACGGACCTTCTTTAACCCCATTATAGTCACCTATCTTTAAATATCTCGATTGGATAGTCTGAGTTGGGTCCCCCATAGTTACTATGGCTTCAGCTTCCGGTACATACATTTCCACCACGTCAACTTCATCTTGTAGCCTAGTCATAACCCCTTTAGCCTCTGGGGTCCTGGTAAAATCAGCTAATTTTTGTGCGTTATTAATTGGAGATGACGGCAATTTAACTATAATATCGTGGTCATATCCATCAGTATCTAACAACAATTGTCGCGGCACCGTAGTTCTGTGCCATAAAGAATTGGCTTCCCTTATATCCGTACATGCTGGGTCAAACCCGAAATTATCTAAAGATACATTTTTGGCATATACCTGGCCTGGGTCTATCATAGTGTCATCAAATTGAAGCAATTCACCAGATGCAGCCAGTCCAACTTGCATGATACCCCAGCCGAACATAGCATTAGTAATCCATTTGCGTAGCTCCACTTCAAGTTTAATGTCTCTGGCTACAGAATCAAGTCCAAGACCCAACAATTCTGCGTATGGTTTATGAGCTAGATATGGTGTAATAACACTAGTTATAGGATTACTCATAACCAAATTAGGCACAAAACTACGAATAACGTGGAATACCAAACTAAGTGGCTCCTCTCCTTCTATACCACTAAGTTGTCTGTAATACTGTGGTACATAAGACTTGAACATCATTGCGGTAACTCTGCAAAAATGCTCCATTCGCTTAAAACCAAGCCTAACCATATTTTGTACTTTATATATATCTACTGATTCAGCCATTATTCTTGCTCTTTAATAATCACCAATATATCACGTTCTTGCATTATAAGGAAACCATGTGTTTTTGGAAATGGAGATTTCTGACGGTCAAGAAATTCTATCACATCACCGCCTTTAACCTGCATTTTAGCCCTGGTTCCGTCGTCATTAAGTTGACCATTACCAACAGCAAATACACGCCCACGTTTAATAGGTACTGAACTTTGTGCAGACTGCGGTATTACAATACCGCCTTCAGTAGTACCACTTACTGTTACTGGGTCTACCAGCACTATATCATTAATTGGACTCAATACTTCACTCATTTCATTTCCCCTTAATGTACAATTACAAAGTTAAATCTTCGTTTCCCTTGTTTTTTATAGGCATTTTTACCCTTAACATGCTGTCTAAATCTATACTCCACAGAATTTTGTGGTATAACGTTCTTCGATATTTTTGCCTTCGGTATTTCTTTATCCTCTAATGTTAGAGCATCTGCCATAGCCCTATCGCCATGAGTTTTTTGTGCCGAGTTACTTTCGTGCATTAGGTCAATAGGTCCTACACCACCATTAGGAAGATGAACATACATACGAGCTTCTTCTAAAGCTTCTATCGACCTATTAATATAGCCACCGTGAGCTAGCATCCTATCATATAATGACAGTAATTCATATTTACTCTGTCTACTAGTATGAAAACCATACTTCATAGCTTTTTTATCAACCATTTTACCAGGGGCTTCTTCACGGTAATAATATGGATAAAAATATTTCTTAACCAATATTCTACCTAAATCCCAACCTGGGTTATTTTTCTCCCATTTAAGAAATGGAAGTCTCCAGGGTTTAGGCCCCCCAAACCAGAGGGCAAGAGCAACTATAATCAATGACAATTCATAAGCAGGATAAGTCGCATCAGCCCATTCTCCAACTTTCTCACCCGTCTCTTTACATTTTATAGATATTACAGAATTAGATGCAGACTGTCCCTTACTAACATCAATACCAAAAATATAACTTTTTGTCTGGTCCGGTCTACCTTCTATAAGGTCGCACCATAATCTCATTGGCCCTATAGAAGTTTCTTTAGCCACGAGCATGCTGCGGTCCCTATGGCGTATAATTTCTGCGGTATCCTCATAACCTAAATGTTTCTTGAACTTAATATCCCATGTAGATTTCGGTGGTCTAGCATACATAGCAATATGTTTATCTATATTCTCGACAACAAAAAACGATAAACCAGGCTCTACATCTTCACGTAGAACTTCTGTCGCTACATATTTAGGTCCTCGGATTTTTTCTTCTAAATCCAGCCAGGGAGAACGTATCTCCCATTTGCCGGTATTAGTTTGCTTTAAATGTCTACCCCGACCTTTATCTGGATGCTCCCAATAAGGCATAATAAACACTTTGATAGTTCCATCGCTACGCCATTTATTATATTCACTGCCCGGTACAGACGTAGAATTTATAATTCTAACCAATGCGGCATCACGCGATGACCCTCTCATGGAAGCACCTGCTTGTACAGCACCAAACTCATCTAGCATAGCAACCAAACGCCTATCTCCGCGTAAAGCATGTTTAGTTGTTGACTCCCCATCCAGCGTATTAGCTGTAATCGGATTATGCCAATGCATATGAGTCCTATTGGCCTGCCCCAGAAAACAATCCGGGGGACGCATCCAATCCGGCAACCACATATTTATCCGGTCATGTTTTTGAAAAAGAGCCTTCATATTACCGGCTTTATCTACATAATCTTCATTACGGCTCATTTCCAACAACTCAGTCTTTTTCTGCCTGAATAACATAAGCCAATGCATGAAAAATACACAGCACCAACTCGCACCCATATCACGCGATTTATCAATAAGAATATCCTCACCAACTGTTACACAATTTTCAAATCTATCTAATAAATCATCCTGAATGGGCCATGTAATCATAGGTTCATCTGGATTTGGTGACTCAATTCGTCTACCGTCTTTACCTACATCAAACTGATGAAAGGTCATGCCGAATGTATTTACGAAGAACAATTGCGATTCTATGCACGCGGCTAACAAATCTTTTTGCATACCTTCATCATGCTCTGCTTTCTCAAGCAAATCAAGCCTATACTCCAGATTGGCTTCATGACGTTTAGGGACCTTTAAACCAGTTTTCGGGCATATCCACACCTCAGATACGTCAGGAAACGGTTCCTTTAACGTCGGCTTTATTATCGTTTGCTGTCTGCTCATTTTGTTTTGTTACAGCCGGTCTTGCTGTTGCCCCAATATCCTTATCCTCATCTTTGGTAGTTTCGACTACCTCATCTACAACTTCATGCCTCAATATATACATACACTTAGGACAAAATCTTGCTGGGATAGTATACGCACCGATTTCATCCAATTCAGTAAAACCTATTTTGTCAAATTCACCACAATGATTGCACCAAAACCTAATTCTCATCATCATTATCCCCTTTTTTATCTAATTGACTATTTAATCGCCGCCCGATTGCCGAACTAAATTTACCAGCTACTGGCCTTTTTTGTTTGTTATCATTTTTTTCACCAACTGGTGCCTTGCCTTCAGTAAACTCACGAATCATTTTAGCTACCCTATAATCTGGTCTATGTACGACAGTTAAAACTTCATCATTTTCTCCCTTTACTTCCTCAATACCGCCCATAGCCATAACATACATTTTACGTGCCAGAGCCTCGGTCTTAGTGACCTGCATAGATTCACTGTCAATACATATATCAACTTTCTCCTCGCCTATGGACTTCAAACAGTCAGTAAGTGAAGGTGCTTTATCATTCATATTTTAAAATTCCGTTTGCTATGGGCACGTTTACGAAATATCTTAGTCTTTCGTTCAGGCAGTCCTTTTTCAGACTGCCCGGCAATAAACTCGGCACCTTCGGCTTGTGTCATTCCAGGAAGTCGAATAGTCCCGGAAGCCACCCCTTGCATGAGTCTATATTGGGCTTTGGAAGTCGCTTTTGCTGGCATCTATAATCCTCTACAGCTTTATTACATATATTACTTGGAATTATGAATGTTGCTCCGGGGCTTCTCATGACAACTATACCGATGAGGTCATCTCCTCTATAAACTCCCCCACCAGAACATCCTGGGGCAATATCCATTTTAGTAGCAAAGATAAATTCACAATCTCTACCGAGCATTAATCGTTTAAACCCTGTTCTATGCACTTTGCCATATATAATGGTATTATCCCATATGCCGCGAACATTACCTATATTATAAATTCTATCACCGGATTTTATTTCATTAGAATCTGTCAATATAGTATATTCATTTACCTCAATGGGAAGGTCTATTATAGCAACATCATTCTTGGGGTCTTCATACCATTTATTCGCATCAAATATGCGTCCATCATATAATGTTATCCTAACTGAATCTGCATGTTTAACTACATGTTTAGCAGTAACTATCAACCCATCTTCGGATATGAGCACTCCACTACCGATTGATATATACTCCCCGATAATCAGGGTTCTAGACCCTTCTACTACTACATTATATTTGATGCCGCCATCGGCTTCAGGATTCGCTACCCTCCCTGGAACATCAGTAAATGCCAGTACACAGCCGATACTTACTGCAATCAATATCAGACTATAAAACAGAATTTTCTTCAGCATGCTGTCACTCCTTGTTACTTAGCCGGGTCAATATTAACCGCCTGTTTAATCTCTACCAAATAGCCAATTCCGTCATTAACATTTGTAGCATAATACAGAGATGTATATCCATCGGGTATCTGAATCTCAATTGTGCCATATATTGGACATACCCATCTTACATTACCAGCAGTGGTCGGGTCGGCTAAACCAAAAACAAACCCACCTGTTAATGTAGACGTAAATCTATATCGCTTTCCCGCCACTACCGTAGCTGTAGTATTAGTATCCGCAGAGGCGTTAGTCAGTTGTAAAGCAGTCTGCGATATAACCGGCTGACTGGCCCTAACGTCTGGGGACGTTGTGAATCCACCATTATCTTGTATCATGTCTATTCTCCTGATTCAATCGGAATTACTGTATTTGATGTATCTGCTAAAACTCGAATATTAGTTACTTTACCAATATCCGCTATGAACACTCTCCAAACTTTAATGCCCCACCCATTAGCAATGTCCCTAATGCCCTTTAAAGTTTCAGTTTTCAGGGCCTCTCGATTAGCTAACTCCTTATAATCTTTTCTAGAAATAAACTCCTCGATTATTCCACAGGCAAGAGCTTCAAGTGATTGGTCAAAATCATCTACTTCATAGATAGCTTTGCGTGCGTTAGTTATTTTATATAAAAGAACACCACGTATGGCTAAGTCAATATCATCTTTAGTTATAACTGATTGAACCTCGAACTTAACACCCTGGACTGATGTATTTACTTTCCAAAAACCGTGTATAACAGGCCAATCAATATACCAACCAGGACCTATTTCCTTAACATGACTACCAAGCCAGGTTCTTACCCCGGCTTCATCAGGGCCGAGAAAGTAGAATCGCGGCATCCAGAAGAACAATTTATCGAGTA